CTATATCAGCTAAGTTTAAATTACCTACCGGTGCTGCAAGACTATTAGGACCAACAAATGCAGGAACTCCATTTATTACGGCTTGCGAAGCGGGATTGCTGTTCCAATTTACTACTGCCCATGCAGACTGTAGCGCATTTTCAAAATCATATGAATCATATGTTCCGGGTATCTTTTGTGGGGTTTGTGATATTATGTTAATATGATTTTCTTCGTAATGTTGATTGAGCCTGGGGTGTGATCTCACTATAATCCTGCGATTAGATCTCTTGCGAATGTCTAAAATTACACGATGTAGCCATTGATCGATAGGTGGCATATTTTCCCATTGCTGGCTCATAGTATGTTGGCAACATATCACTATATCTTTACCCTGTTTCCAAGGTTTCAATTTTATTCCTAGTTGCTTTCGTCGCCGATCGTCGTTGTTTGAAGGACCAAAGTACGCAGAACCATTGACTCCGTTAATTCCGATTTTCCACAAAAATCCACGATTTAATCCACCAATTTCCAAAACAATTATTGGTTTATTTTTGTTTTTAAAGTAGTCCCAAACTGCTTGATTTTCTTTCATTCGACCATTCCAAAGCACCGACCATATGACTGCAACGTCAGCATTTAGGTTATGTTCAGACACTATCCAACCTCTGTCTTTGACAGAATTTGAAAAAGCTTCGAACACCGGTTTACTATTTAAAGCGCCAAATTTATTAAATGTACCAAATATCATTGTTATAAATATAGCATCATTTAAAGGATAGAGCAATTGAAGTATGCGGTAGTAACTACATTTCATAAGCAAGGTTATGATATGTATGGTAAAAAAATGATACAGAGTTTTTTAAAAAATTGGCCAAAAGAAATCAATCTTTATGTTTATCACCAGGATGTAATTCCATCAGAACGAGGCGACAATCTCATATTAATGGATTTAGAATCAACTTGTCCTGATCTAGTACGATTTAAAAATAAATGGAAGAATGATCCCAATGCTAGAGGCAATGTTGACGATAGTTCTGCTCATATTAAGTTAGCAAAAAGAGATAAAGTAGGATTCAAGTGGGATGCTATTAGGTTCAGTCATAAGGTTTATGCTATATTCCATTGTGCTAAAACCTGCGATGCTGATGTACTGTTTTGGATGGATGCTGATACAATATGTCATAGTCCCATTCCGTTTGACTTTATACAATCAATGGCACCATCGACAACTGATCTAGGTTTCCTAGGTAGAGAAAATAAGTATAGCGAATGTGGTCTTTATAGTATGAATCTAAGAAGTAGCATTTTACAAGAATTCTTAGGAAAGTTCCAATGGGTTTATGACCATGCAGAACAGGGTATTTTTACATTTAAAGAATGGCATGACAGTTTTGTATTTGATCGTGTTAGGGAAATGGTCACTTCGATGCAAGAATTTAATTGGAGTAAGGGGTTAATTAACGGTGAAGGTCACCCCTTAATTAATTCGCCCTGGGGTGCATATTTAGATCATCTTAAGGGAAAAAGAAAGATCTATGGAAAGAGCGAAAGAGCAGATTTAAAAGTAACAAGAACAGAGGATTATTGGCGATGAAGCAAGTACACAATTTTTGGTTTCCGGATTACGAAACACATTTTCCTAGAATGCTAGATAAAAGTATGCACAATACAGGCATTGCAAGGTATCAATGGCAAGCAAGAGAGTTTGCTATAAACTCATGTGAGCAGAAAAGAAATTGCATAGATATAGGGTCAAATGTTGGACTATGGAGCTGTGACTTAGTTAAACATTTTGAACAAGTAATCGCTTTTGAACCTGTACAAGATTCTATTGATTGTTTTAAAAAGAATGTTTTAACTGACAATTATGTTATACATCAGGTAGCATTAGGTAATGAAGATTCATTTATAGATATGAATATAGTAGAAGGTAATTCTGGACATAGTCACATAAATCCAGAATCAATCGGTAAGGGTAAGATTCCTCTAAAAACACTTGACAGTTTTAATTTCAAAGAAATAGATATGATTAAAATAGATGTTGAAGGATTTGAAGAAGAGATTCTTAGAGGTGCAGAAAACACTATAAAATCTAATAAACCATTGATGATCGTTGAACAACAGGACCATGGATACAAAAATGCAAAAGCTACATTACCATCGGTTCATATATTGCAGAGCTGGGGATATGTTGTTTTAGAACAGTTCAAAAAAGACTGGGTTTTAAAATACCGAGGCGTTCGCGCATAAATTTCCAAGCATCACCGGAACGGATTTCGTCTTCGTTCCAGTGACTTTGGCATATACGGTGTATCCAAGCATCGCGATCAAAATGTTCAGGATTTTCTATCTTATCAAGTGATGTATTACATATAGGATATGTTTGACTTCTATAAAATTTTGGATCAGTAACAAAAGCTGGAACACCCTCAATTAAGCTAGCAACGCCCGGACTGCTATTAAATGTTACTGTAGCATGTGCTTTATCTAAATCTTCTAATATCGATGCGCTGTTACTAATACGACATCTATTATCAACTCGTATAGTTTGTTGTCGACGATCGCCTGGATGTTTTCTAACCAATATAGGTCTATCGGTGTGTTTACGTATTTCTGCTACGGTTTGATCTAACCAATTTTGTACATCAGTTCCGTCCATACTCCACCCGTCCACTCGTTGCAGGCATATAAGTATGTGTTTTCCTTTCCTATAGTCTCGCAACGCGATCCCAAGTCGCTGACTAATAGATCGCCATCGATCGCGAGATATCTTATTATCAAAGTAAAATCCTGTATCAGGAAAGACATCATTTAAACTATATCTTAGATAATAATTCGCCAATCCGGCATTAGCAAATTGAAATAAATTACTGTCAATTATTATAGTATTTTGATTTGAATCTAATACATCTCTGCGTAACTTTAAATGTGGAGAAGATATGTCCTGATGAACATATCCTTGTAATATAGCTACATCACTTTTTACTACAGTATGGTGATCAACAAATTCAATACTATCGCCGGAGACTGCTGCTCCGACGCCAAATGTTTTTAATATGGCAATTTTTATCTCGTTTTTATTTTTAGGAACTGCTGCTAGATAAATCGCTATTTTCATTTAAAATCTTCCAAGCGTATCCGCTTCTCATTTCTTCTTCAGTAAATTGACTGTATGCAAGATGTGCTGCCCATTCTTCTACTTCGTCTAACGAAGGTATGTATGGGTTTTCAATTTCCGAAAGAGTCTGTTTACATAACGATTGTGCAGCGTTAGGTCCTAGTGTTATTGCTGGTTTACCAAAAAGCAATGCTTCAGTGGCTGCTATACTATTAAATGTAACAAGACAGTGTACATTTTTTTCTAATGCAGATTCCATTGTATCAGTAGTTATTCGAACAGCACGACTTTGTTTTAATCTGATTACTATTTCTCTATCGGTGTGTTTTCTTAATTCAACTAATGTTTCTTCCATCCATTGATCGAGATCTAGATCGAAGAATTTCATTACCTTTGCAGAAGGGGGGCATAGTAAAATATTTCTTCCAGATGTAAATTTCTTAGCTTTCCATCCAGTTGCAGTTAATCGGTCTCTTGATCTGTGTATAACTGGACCAGTTGCTTGTAATGCATTTTTTGCAACTCGGTGATAGAGTTTTCGTCGTCCATTGCCGAAATATCCAGTATCAATATAATAGAAATCTCTTCCATTCTCCAGACATGAAAATATCTGCTTCCTCTTGGCAATTCCTCTGAGTATCACGGGTGTTTTTAAATTCTGTACCATATCCCATGTAGTGATCTGGCCACCGCTACCTAAAATAAAATTCTCTAAAATTGGATCAAAAACCATGGATTTTCTCTCATATCTAAACTCCGAATCAATCGCGCAAAGTTGTTCTACTTTTGCTAAACTTGTAACATTTCTACCAATTTCTTTAGCAGTATAGGGGTAGTATTCGTTTTTAGAATCAACCCTATACTTCAATATTTTATCAATGACTGAATTTATTTCGTCGGGTAATCTGTCATACTTGTGGACGATTGGAGTTTTTTTTTGATAATCGTTCTTTTCTCGTTCCCAGTATGCACCGTACTCGCAATTCATATAATTTTCAAACCAAGGACCACCTTCGGTATAGTGTATAGCCTTAGGTTTACCGTCGTTTGGTTCTTTATATACACCAACTAACCAGTTCCATTCGTGTGATATTTCGCCCACTTCGCTGTCGTCTAACCAGCTAAATCTATGGAGATATTTTCCAGTTTCAATGTTTACTAATTCTCGAGTTAATGCTTTATTGCTAGTATGTCCGCAGTTGATTAAAAATACACTGCTCCAATTTTTGCGAGGATAGACGTGTTGTACTTTTCCGTCCATCTTCATTCCTTCTTCGACTTTGTAGTCGTGATGTACACACATCACAGCATATTTGTCATCGGCTTGATCGAACAATTTTTTTATATCATCTAAAAAGATAATATCGCAATCACAGAATAAAGCCCAACCCTCGTAATTCATTATTTCAGGTATTAGAAATCTAGTAAAAGTAAATTCAGTACTTGATAATGGATCAATATCTCTTGTATATAATCCAACTTTTCTTAAATCATCTTGTACTAAAGGAACAACATCTGCTCCATTTGACCGTGCTAAAATGCTGTGTTTACAAACCTGGTAAGCTATATCTTCTCTAGAATCCCAACCGACAAAAATTTTCATATTATCCTCTCAATGTCTTCTTCATCACAATGGTCGCCCCATTGTATCTCTACTATTTTAAGTACAGTGTCGCCTTTATTTTCTAGCTGATGCCACTCGTTTATTTGTATCCAAGTGTGATGAAATTGTGGTATTTCTATTGATGTAACATCGGTACTTGCATTGATAGTATTAATAGTAGCAGTGCCTTCGGCTACAAACCAAAATTCATTTCTATGTTTGTGTCTTTGCATACTCAATCGTTGACCTGGATCAACACTTAGTTCTTTTACTTTAACATTGGGATAATTTTTTAATACTTCCCAATATCCATATGTACGTTTTTCCATGGAATATTTATCTACGTATATTATTCATAGGTGTCATAAAGAAGCATCTTCCATTCCAGCTACTCGTAGCTTAATAACATTGCTAAGTTGCCACTGTTTGATGTCGAGTGCTTTGATAATGCCTAACCATTTATTTCTTAGCAGAGCAAACTCGTTAATAATTTTTTCATAATCAACGACATCGCTCTCGCCGTCTACGTATTTTTCCACGTCTCTGCTACTGAGAGCTCTTTGATAATTCTCAAGATATTTCTTGAAGAACTGGCTACGTAGACGGCGGAGTTCGATGTTCAAGTATTCTAATATCGCTTCAATTTCTTGAAGTTGGTTGTAACGATGTTCAACGATGCCTGGCATACTTGCCGCAGCTTTCTCGATATTTCCAGTAATCTTTACCTCCTTGCGAGCATCATTTAGCTCACTTTCAAAGAAAAGAATCGCATCTGGAATATTTGATAGATCTTGGCTTACGGATGTGTACCAGGTCATGTTTTACTCGTCATCATAATCGTAATCGTCGTCTTCGTCTTCCCCTTCATCGAGGTCGAGGAAAACACGGATAGCATCATCTAAGTGATCATCATGCCCGAGGGCCTCTGTTAGATTCTGCTCTGTAGCACCGTGATCGCTGAGAAGATCCACAAATCTTTCAGCTACTACAGTTACTTGTTTCTTATCTGTATATTCTCTGAGAAGGTCCCACATCTCAACAATCAGTGCTTCATTCATGCTAAAATTTCTCCAGTTTCTTCATCTATGACATCTACAACCACTTCTGGCTTCTTATATATATGATCTTCCATAACCATATTTAATAATTCACCTGACCATTGTTTACGATATTCGATAAATTCTTTTCCTTTAGAATCAATATATTTTAACCGATTACCTTGCTGTGTAATCAAACCTTTCTTTTCAAAAAGTTCAAGCAAGCCACTATACGGATTCATACCTGTTTCATAAGGAATTTTAATCTGGAGTGTTTCAAATGGTTTAGAATAACGTGTTTTCATGATCTTACAAGCAGCACGAATACCGTTAACTTCACTAACCTTATTACCATCTTCATCTTCTTTTAGTTTTAGTTTCTTCATAGCGACTACGATTGAGCTTGCATAAACGAAACCTTGCCCGCCACTAATCTTATCATCCGGGTCAAACATGTCTTGACTCGCGTAAGTATGATTTGTACAAACCATGCCAACATTGTAAGATCCAAACATATTAACACAGTTTCTTACAAGTGCTGTTAGTGCTTTAGGTTTACGACCCATGTCACCTTTTAGATCTCCTGCCTCAAACTGATTAATGTCAGTTGGAGTGAGCAACATGCCTAAACTATCAATTACAAACAATACTTTCGGACGATCTTCTGCCGCAAGCAGTTTATATTCTTTCATGAATTCATGGATAGTTCTAGCAACATCGTCAATCATTGCCATGTTTAGTTTTAGTAGTTTGTCTTCGCCTGTATCAACACCAAGAGCATGTAGCCATTTTTCATCAAGTGCGTTCTCACTGTCAACGAGCACTACGAAAATACCTTGCTCTTGTGCGTTCTTGACAATGTTGCCTGAACAGATATAACTCTTACCTGCACCCGATTCTCCAGCAAAGACGGTCACTTTACCTAGCGGAATGCCTCTTTGGAAGTCTCCGCTGATGAGATAATTGAGAGCGTAGTTGCCCGTGCCAACCCAATCGGTTGGATCATTGAAACCGACACCTAGGCCGTCGATACTCTTAGTTAATGTTTTACGAAATTTAGTTATGTCGAATGTCTTAGCCATTTCTGCCCCTTAAAATAATTATG